ATTAAACCCACTGTTTTCTCAACGTTATCAACTTGTTGAACAGCTTTTTGGTTTTCCGGGCTTCCAAATTTACCGAGTAGGTCTTTAAAAACCTCATCGTACATTTCGTAGAATAATTTATTAACTTTTGAAACTTCTTTATTAATTACAATATTAACAAGGTTTTGAATACTTCCTGAGGTTTCTACCTGAAGTGTTATTTCTCCTGCAGAACCTGCTAGGTTAGCTTTTAAAGAGTCAATAATATCACCAACAGAAATTAAATCTAGTTTAATATCGAAGCTTAAATCCTCATTCAAGTTCCAGGAGTAATTACAGACCTTTGCTACCATTGCATCATAATTACATGCTGTCTGTTTTTTGTTAGTTTGTATCCTCTCTTTTACTTTATCTGGATCTAGATTATCGGTTCCGTAAAGTAAGTTTGGTATACTATAAGCTCTAGTCTGCTGAATTAGCCCTTCATTATCGAAGTAGGTTGTATTACCCCATTCTAAGATCATTGTATAACCTAAACGTAAGTAAATAGCCTCTAACGCTTCAAATTGTGATCTACTATAACATTTAATATTTACTTGAGCTTGTCTTAGAGATCCATTATTTTTATAGCTACAATTAATTCCGGTAATACCTGGAGGTGGTTTTAAACCCTGGTCTGAGGTTGTTAAAAATCCATATGCGTTTTTTAAGCCGTAGCCTTGGTATTGATTATCTACTACCCCTGAAGGTCTTTCATTTAATGTAACACCATCGGATCCGGTTGAGAAGCTTGAAACTCCTGACCACAGTACTAAGTTTCTTGCTAGTCCTGTTCCTACTATTTGATCCTGAGATATGCCTAATTTATTTGTTAACGTTAATGCTTTAGCAGGCTCTATCTTGACTCCTGAGGATAGTCTTACCCAGGCTGTATTAGAATTAAATACAACTAAATCTTCTGGGTCTTTTTGTGTCTTAGCAAGTTTTGCCTGTCTTACTTTTATTTGACTGTCAACATATCCGTCAAAAGGTAATCCTAATATTTTAGCCATTATTTATTTTGTTAAAACTACTTAATACTCTATCAATCGGGAAAGGAATACGTAGCTGTACTCCAGGCACTGTGTAAAGTAAATTATATGCAATCTGGGGGTTAGCTGCTGCTATGATCCAGTATAGGGAAGAATCACCGTAAAACTGATATGCTAGATTGTCTAGCCTATCCCCGGCTACTGGGAAAGTATAAACGTCCTCTTCACCGTACGGTATTTCCGGGTACCTAGTTAAACCCTGATATTGAATTCCGGTTAGGGTTTTATAGAGTGGTGTATCTGAGTAGCGGTTCATATTATTTTTATTTTAAGTGCTGATTTTTTAGTTAAAGAAATCGCTGATGTTATTTACAAGCTGAGAAAAACCTCCCTCGGTTTGTTTCTTTTTCTTAGGTTTTACAACTTTAGGCGGTGTATCTTGCTTTTTCTTAGGTTTTATCTTTACTTGGTTTGCTGCTACTAATCCATCTAACTTTTTTATTGGTCCGACCTCAACTTTAGTTCTACCGGCTTTTCCTGGTTTTAAAAATTCCCCAGTTGCAAATGACCGTAGATTAGCTGCATTTATGTAATCAGTTCCGTTCGAAGAGCCTGAATTGAATGTAAATGTTTTTTCTTTAGTGAAGTCATTGTTAAAGTCATATGTTTTATTGTTTGAACCAATTTCGTCAGTAAGATTATTATACCCTACAGTATCTAGGTACGTATTTGTAGCTCTTGCTGGTGTGATTAATGCTGTTGATGTTTTATTACCAACCTGAGGTACAAAATCGTGAATTGGAGTAAAGGAAACATTCACATCAAACAATTTTGGAGTCTCCATTGTTCCTGCATCTACTCCGCCTTCCGGTTCTGTTAATGAAATTTCCCAGGCTGCATCTTCTGGTATGTTGTAAGTTAGGTTACTAATAAAACCAGGTACAATATACAAATAATCTCCAATAGTTAATCTTACCAAGTTTCCTTTCATGTAACCATTAGAATAATCTGGTGCTAAAGAGGAAGCAAGGTATTGTAATTTCTGGTATATTGATTTCATTTCGGCTCTTGACTGAGGATGTACTTTAAAAGAAAAGCTAATATCCCTAGAAAAGCCATTATAATTGTAAAAATTTTCTCCTCTACCAATATACTTAATAGTATTCCACTCTGCTTTAAAGTTATCGTTTATAGCTCCTAGGAATGCTCTGAAGTGAATAAAGGTTGAGAACTTTGGATTAGCGTTGTCTATAACTTCGAATCTAAATTTTACTAAGTCTCTAGTTAATACATCTGGATCTAAAACAATATCATCGTAATACAGGGGTAGCATATTAATTCTATCCACTGTATCATTGTCATAACTTGCAAGTTTTGTTCTTTCTCTAGTTCTTTTACCTGGGTTCCCTAATCCTACTCTTTGTTCTCTATTAATTCTATTAGAGGTATAATCAAATGCAAATAATCCAAGCGATGCTGGTATGTTTTTATTACTATCAATTACTTCTTGCCTAAAGTCAGTTATGCTACCTAAACTTGTACTTCCTACTTTGCCGATAGCTGTCCTGGCTACTAGTTGCTGCTGAGTAAAAGTATAAGCACCTTTACCTATCGTATTATCAGGATTAATAGTTGGAATGAGTTTGCAGGTCCTAAACGATATACACTGTTTTGTCCTAAAAAATTAAGACTGTTAGTGTCTGTATTTCCAGTATCTATCTGAATATAACCTAAGTCTCCTGATTTGTAGGAAACTCCTAATGATCCTGTGTAGTTTATCCCGGTATCTAAAGTTTTATTCTGTGCATTTAGTAAAGAACCTTCAATTTTCAGTTGCAAGGCAAAAGGAGAAAGTCTATCTGAAGCAAAACCAATATTTGTTTTTCCTGATAATTTAACATTTGGTCCTCCTATGTAAGATGTAATTAGATTATCGTCTGTTGAAATTCCTAATAAGGGTGCGTAAGCTTTAGCAATTGAAGGCTGTGTTTCTTTAATCTTAAAATTATAAAGAATAGTTAACCTATTAGTATTATCCGTATTGTGGTCGGTTTTATAAACATAAGCATACTTGTCCGTATTTGAAAAGATTGGGGATAAACCTTGTTTTTCTATATGTAACCCTGTTCCTGCTGCTGCTACTTGTGCAAGAGTCATTAAAGGATTATACAATCCTGATACCGGTGTTGATCGGTTCGGTCTTCCCGGCACTATTGGATTTTGTAAAGAAAGTAATTCTTGCTTGGCTATAAATAAACCACCTTCGGTCGTTAAGAGGAATTTACTAATTCTTTCTAAATCGTCAACCCTATCGTTTAAAGCGTTTTTAGGATCTCTAAGAAGGAAATCTGGAAATGGTGCGTTCGGATCGGAATTGACTCCCGGTAGTGGTTCTTGTATAAAAGGCTGTCCACTACTTCCTCCTCCTGGTCTGTCTCCTCCAAATTTCAAGCTCCTTTGGGTAAAAGGAGTTTCCATGATATTAACCGGCCCGGCTTTTGTTTTATATTTTGCCTGGTAGGGATTATCCTTATAAAAGGATGATAAGTCGGTTAATAAATCCTTTAAAGCCATTAAGGGTATGTAGTTCCTTTTTCTGGGTTCTTATATTTTGCAGGAGTTTTGCCGTTCAAATCTAATTTTGAAGGCTGTGGAAGTACGTTATTCATACCATCATCATATTGAATGAAGGCTTGATTAACAGTACTAAAGCTTGCTCCATCTAAAGAATACCCAGCTGTACCAGCTAAGTCTGCATGTAGGTTGGAAGCTTGTGTAGCTAGTGGATTTACAGAAGGTGTTGCTCCATCGTACTTTGTGTAAGTTGAGCCTTTGGTTTTAAGTATGTCTTGTATTCCCATGTTATTATTTAGTTATAAATATTCCAAAGTTTAAATAGGTGCACTATAATCTACCGCACCACCGAAAGACTTAGCTCCTCTACCTACTCCGTAGTCCTGTCTTGCATTAGCATTACCGATTGCTGCACCGTTAAGATTGAGGTTTATCTGGGTGTTAGCAGGTGCTATGCTTATCTCACTCTTACTTGACTGTTGTTGTGTAGGTTGTGCTTGAGGTCTTAGAGAACCTTTAGGTCCTGAGATCATATCGTTTACATTTACTGGGTTTGTTGTTGCAATAATATTATCATTGTCGTTTAACCTATAGGTTCCCTCTGGTGCAACTAAAGTTCTTTTTCCATAACCTCCCCCTGAGAATAAGTCACCTGCTTCTGAGGTTGCAGCCATAATAGCTGCTGTTATTGCGGCACCCATTGCTAAACCGGCAATACCACCTGTTAGGAGTGACTGAGGGCCTGACATCGCTGATGTAAAACCTGCTGCAATTGCTGTAATTATTTGTTTTGCAGCTAAGGCTGTTGATACTACTTTCATTGCTACAAGACCTGCTAAGATTGCAGGTATTAGTCCCGGTATTTTAGAAAGAAATCCAAATACATTTGCTATCCCCTCTACAAAAGGCATAATAGCTGTTGCTACTCCAACAAAACTTTCCTGCAGTTTTTCTACTATTGTATTAAACTGAGTAGCCATATCTGCTTGCTGTTTTAAACCTTCAACACCCCCTTCTGCCATTTCTTTTTGAGCTTGGGCTAGTCCAACTTCTTCAATTCGTTTATTAAGTAAATCCTCTTGTGTCTTAGCTTCATCTCCTGAAAGTCCTTTTAATTGTTCTTGTAAATATAATGTCTTAGCAAGTTCTTCCCTATTCATCCCAACAGATTTAGCAATTGCATCTTGTTGGAGTCTATTCATTTCTCCGAATTCTGCTGCTGAACCTAATTGTGCTGCTACCTCAGAGGCTACTGTTGCTACATCTCCGGTCAAAGCAGCATATCTTGCTGTCTCTAAATTTAACTGCTTACCTGTTAGTAATTCAGCAGATAATTCATTCTCAATTGATGATTGAAAGTCTAATAAGCTATTAGAGATATTCTCTACCTGGCTCATCTCCATCCCTAAAGACTTAGCAGTTGCGGCTGCTTGAGCAAGTAGTTTTGGATTTTTACCTAAAGTTAAGGTTGTGGCAGCTGAGATATCTTTTATACCTTTAAGAACTTCTTTTTCATTTAACAGTACTCCATTTCTTAAGCCGGTTATTTTGGCTTGTGCCATTATTTCTCCGGTATTTTGTTCTAATGATTTTCCGTTAGTGAGTGTTAAGGATTGAATTCCCATTAACTCCTCATTAGTAAGACCAGCTGTTGCTCTTAACTCAGTAAAAGCCTGTACGTTCTTATCTGATAGTTTTACGCTTGTTCCTAGAGCTGAATTTATTGCTAGGTTTGTTTCTAATAAACCTTTAGAAGTTATGTATTGATTGTTACTAGCGTCAGCTGCTTCTTTTAATTCACCTCTAAATTTTACAGCCTCCGAATAACTCATATTCATTCCTTTAGCTGTATCTCCTGCTGCTTTATCTACTTCTTTAAATGTTTTAACTAGGGCTGTAAAAAGACCTCCTGTTATAACTGCTGGGTCTAGAAGTCCCTTAACAAAACTTTTACTCACTAGGGATATAGCTTTACCAAAAGATTGCATTTGAGAAGGATATTTACCAGTCTCTTCTCTATATTTCTCAGCGTATTCGGTAAGTTCTTTTTGCGATTTTGCTGATGCATCGCCTAATCCCTTAATTCCTCCAAGTGTTTTAAGTATTTTCCCTGAGACTCCTAAGCTTTGTTCCCGTGCATCTTCTATTTTTTTAGCTTGTTTCTCTTGCTTTTTTAGTTCTTCAGTTTGTTCTTTTGAGTATTTTAAAGCTTCTGAGTATTGTTGAACAATGCTTTTCTGTGTATCATTTAAATTCTGATAAACTACTTCCTGATCTTTTAATTCACCGGTTGTTTTGTCAATTAAATCATCAATAGATGACAAAGCAGCTCCTTCTGCCTTTAGGACAGTAGCAAGACTTATACCTAAAGCTAATTCATCAGTTTTTCTTTTATTTATCTGCTCTTGGACTGTTTTAGATTTTAATAAACCATCTTGTAGTTTAGATACATTTGAAGCTGTTTCTTTTGAAATTTTTGCCAGACTGTTAAAGCTAGACTGTAGGTCTTTCGCCAGAGCTTGACCTACTGTATTACCTGCTCCTAAAGCATTTTCAAAAGCTGTACTGACGCTATCTGCTATGGAGCGTAATGCTTCTTCTACAATAGATGCTGTCTCTAAAGCATCTTTACGTAGATTAGCATTGGTTTTATTAATATTGTCGTCTGGACCTGCCATATATTATAAATATGAAAAGGCACCGGTTTTTCGATGCCTATCCGTTGTATGCTGTTTTTTTACCTTTTGCGTAATCCGGTACTTGAACAGTACCTGTTTTAATTTTAGAAGCTAGATCTTCGGGTGTGTCTTGCTTGTTTTGTTTATCGTAATATTCTTTTATCTGATGGTATATGTATTTCCTTAAATGAATAGGGAGTTCATAAATTTCAATAAAAGAATATCCTCCGTTACCGTGGAAGACTATTTGATGTATTTGATCAAATATATGCTTTCTATGCTCAGAAGTCAGGCCAAAAAAAGCTAACAGTGATTGGTAATGTGATGTCCTCCTCAACATCATTTATATCAACTGTGATATTTAAATCAATATCCGGTTGTACCTTTTTCACGTATTCCCTTAATGCTTTAGAATCTCTAGCTAGTAATCCATTGTCAACAAAGTTTCTAATAACACCTAGTTCTCTATTACCTTCTACTGAGGTAATCATGAACTTCAATCTTGTAGATAATTCAGGGTTTAAATTTTTATCAATTTTCTTTAAACCGTCGAGTTCTTTCTTTACTTTCTCCTCATCTCCAACAGTCATTATTTTAAAAGTGATTTTTGTTTTTGTGAATGGAAGTTCATAACTAAATTCATTTACATAAGGGGTAATTAGACTTTCATCAAATTGTCTATCTTCTAAAGTTGTTAGATCAATAGTATGCTTTTGTCCACCGTAACTAAATTCATAGTCTTTACCGTAACCTAAGATCCTGGCTGCAATCATTACTGCATTTTGATCTCCTGTTATTAGTTCACTGTAATCTACTTTAGATACAATCAAAGACTGTAAAAGTTTGTCGATTACAATTCCTCTCTGAATGTAGTTTTGATTTGTTAGGATATCCTCCTCTTTTGCGGTCATGTACTTCATTTCAAGTTTACCGCTTGCAAGTGGAGAATCTTTAGGGTAGAGCAATCCTCTGGAAGGGAGATCAATAATCTCGGTTGGGAATTTAAATTCTGTCATATACTAATTTGTTGTAACTATTCTCTTATAAATATATACGAATTAGGCTTTATACGTCTACTAGAACGTATCTTCCTTGAAAATTCATAATATTATTTGCTGACCAGTCTATTTCATCTGTATCAATACCGGATTGTGTGAAAGCTTCTTTTAAGTCCATTAAGAATTCTTTCATTTTATCTGAAAGGTTATTGCTTAATTCTCCACCGTATATCAGGTAATCTTCTGCTTTAGTACTATTGGAGTTAAGTTCTTCTTTTTCCTCTTGTGCTAAAGGCTGTGCATCCACCATTTCTATCATTCCAGATTTAGGTCCTAAAACTTCTACTTTCTTGATAGGTATTATACTTGTAAAACTATGGTTTAAAAGTTTCTCCGCGTGTCTCAGCTCATCAATATCGGTAGTAAGCTTCAGTACTTGATTTCCTTTTTGAAGTGCTATACCATTATCTCCGGAACCTAACATAGTGTAACCCTGGTCTTTCAACCTACCTAAAAGAATCTTTAAGTTCGTAGGTAAAATTACTTCCTGTAGTATAATGCTGAGTTTCATATAATAAAAAAGCCCTCCTATATAAATAGCAGGGCCTTCTTTTAAGTTTTTGTTTAATTTAAAAGTTAAGCACGCAATAATCCATTCCTAAAGTCATTGTGATATTCTGTGCAGCAGAATCGTTATCGAAGTTTAAGTCTCCAAAGTTTGCATTTTTAATGAATGCTCCTTTGATAACCCACTCAGATACTACGTCTCCTACTGGACCTACGATGTCAATTACAACATCCTTCTTATAGAAGTCAGAATAACCATCACGGCCAGTAACTGATTCATGGTGTAAACGAACCCACTCCATTACAGCCTGTGCTCCTGAAGGAGTGATTGGATCGAAAAGTGTTAAGTTTAAATCGTTCCATCTTAATTTACCTTTGATCTTACGGTAAAGGTTAATATGGTTTAATATGATCTCACCTTGCTCAAAGCCTAATCCACTTACACCTTTGATAAGGTAAGCAGGTATTCCATCAACATACATGATGAATCTGTTTTGTACCTTTGGTTCAAAGGCGGTGAAGAATATTTCGTCTGATGTTAGAATTGCCATTGTCTTATTTAGTTATAAATATTACTGATATGAAAATTAAGCTGGGAATGTAGCTCCTGTTGGAGTAACGTTAAAGTCTAAGTAGATAAATTCTGCAGTCTTAGTTGGTTGAATGTAGATTTGACCTACCATTTGGTTTCTGTCGATTACATCTGGTGTGTTGTTAGAGTCATCCATCACTACTTTAAATGCATACAAACCTTGTCTTTGTTGTACTGATTCTAAGTATGGATTAACCTGTGCAAGGAAGCTATTTCTAGTTGCGACAGTGTTCTGTTCAAATACTAAATTATTAGCAACTTGAGAGATATAAGACTTTAATGCAATTAACAATCTTCTAACGTTTACTCTATCTAAAGCAGATGCTTTTTGCTGTAATGTTTTTTGTCCATAAACTACAACTCCAGTTCCTGGGAATGTTGCAATCGGATTAACTTTATTACTGTAAAGAGTATCTCTGTCAGATTGAGCTAATTTTCTTTCTGCTCTGATTACGTTTCCTAATCCACCTCTGTTGATACCTGCTGGTGCAAACCAAGGCTCACTTACTGAATCGTTAAATGCATAAACACCTCCGATCAAAGCTGAAGCAGGAACCCAAACCTGTTGTCCAGAATCTGGATCTAAGATTTGTAACCAAGGCCAGTATGAAGTAGCATAGGAAGTGTTTCTAGAAGCTGCTTGACCAGTCACTGTGTTGACTTGTGAATTATAAGGTACTAAATCTAATACATAAATATTATCTCCTCTGTTTTGAGTATTGTTGATAATACCAGTTGCTTGTGAGGTATGTAATGAATTGAATAATCCAGGAGTTAACAATACGTTAAATTTGTAATCATCTTGGTTAGATAACAAGTTAATCATATTATCATAGCTTCCACTTGGTATACCCTGTGACTTGTTACCGTCTAAGATAGTATTATAATACTGAGCACCTGCCATGATACCACCTGCTGCACCTGCGAACGAACTTGAGCTATTAACTGGGATAAAAGGAGTAAAGGCTGTTTTTGCTGTTCCTGAGTTGTCAAAGTAGTTAGGTGTAGGGTTAAGTACTGATCTTACTCTTACGTATTTTGAATTTACCGGGAAAGATCCTGTTATTTCTAAGTAGTAACTTGTACCTGAAGAAGCATAAGTAAATGATTGATCTCCAAGCACCTTAGCTACGTAGTTAGGTGAGAATGGATCTAATGTTAACCCAGTCCAAGTTTCTAAGATTATAGGGGTGGTTGTTGTATCATCTCCCCGTCTTATTAGTAAATCAAATGTTCCTGAAGAAGTATTTGAATTTACAATCTGTAATCTTACATTGTCCGCAGAACCGCTTGCTAGAGCACCACCTGTCTCAGATCCTGAGTTATTCATAAGAGCACCTTTAGAAAGTGTTTCGAATACTATAGATCCTGAAGTACTGCTTCCGCTAACTGATGTTGTTGCAGAGGTGTAAGATCCACTAACAACCCTAGCTACTAATAGAGATTCTCCACCGTTCGCAAAATAGTTATAAGCTGCGATTGAGGTGAAGTATGTATAGACACCGCTACCGCTTGTGAATGTAGTTCCGAATACGTTTTGGAATTGGCTGTACGAAGTTACAACTGTAGGTACTTCTACAGGTCCTAATACTGTAGGGCCAATGATTGCTGCACCTACGGTTACTGGTTGTTGGGTGATGAAGGAAGAGTCATTCTCTCTTGCAAGTACACCTGGTGATATTAAAGTTTCTGCCATCTTGTTAAGTTAGTTAAATAGTCTAGTATAAATAGCTATTCCTACTCCAAAAAAAAGACTTATTAGATTGCAGCTAGATAAGTGTTTAGAGTACTTCGTAATGTAGCCATTTGCGCACTAGTCAAATAACCTCCCCAGAAGTCAGCCTTAAATATTACATAGATAGGTGCAAACCATTGTGGTGCTGGTACACCTCTTGCCATAATGTAGATTGGACTGCTTGTAGGAGCTGATGTTCCTACTCCTGTATTAGTTGTAACGTTTGCATCTCTAAATAATTGTGCGGTTGTTCCTCCTAAACTTACTGCTCTGAAGCTAGCAGATATAGGGGGTTGGAGGTTAAATGCTGTTGGTGTATTTATGTAGAAGCCATCCGCATTATTCAAAGACCAGTAATTTATAATGTTATAAGGGTTACTACCTCCTCCGTGAAATCCTGTATCGTATAAATGTGTTATTGCTCCAGGGCCCAAGTTATTTGTTAAAACACCATGAGATGCACTAGCTTGAGTAAAATTAACTCCTAGAGTTGCGTTCCAACCAGTATCTAGATATGCGGATGTTTGGTCACCTGTAAATCCACTATTAGATGTAAACGTCGGACTGTTTACCGGTGATGCTTTGTACAAAGAAGGGCTCTTCCAGTTTAGAGTTGCGAAATTAGAATCTCCATTTGTTGTAAACATGTAGAACAAATCAAGCTTATTCCAAATTGATGCAGTTTTTAGTGTTTGTATTACCTGGCTCTGTAATGCTTTTTGTGTTGTAGAAGGTAAGGTATATCCTTGAGTGGTTGCATAAGTTAGTACTGCTTGGTAATCAGGATCGTAAGAGGAGGTTGGGGTAGTTGCCGGTATTGGTTTAGGAACATCTGAGAATGTGGTTGGTGTTGTTCCTGATTTAACTCCTGGAGTCCCTACTACTGCCGGGTCTGGTTGAGGTTGTTGTGTAAATAATACAGGTGCTCCTGTTCCTGGT